GCGACAGCCACTCTTTCATAAAAATTCCTATGTCCGGCTTCTCTGTATAACATACACTGTTATTACTTAGGGCCATCTCTGGTGTGTCTATCCACCACTGTCCAGTCTTGGCACTACGCATACGCTCGTCAGTCAAATTACTTAGGGAAATCAATGCACTACGTCTGACTCCACCAACCACCACAATCTCTGCAATCTTACACATCACACGATGACATTCATAGGAAGTAAGTCTACGACCTACAGCTTCCTTGAATAGTTGTGTCGTGAACATAAACAAATCAATCAAAGGCTCTGGGCCACTGGCTCTTCCACCAAATGTATCAAGCCTAGCACCCTTTGGTCTTACCTTAGAAGTATCCCATTGAGGTGACTCACCATTATACAAATAACTAATTAGTTTTCTAAAGGCTGACTGCCAACCTTCCTTACTATCCTGTACTACAATGACATCATCAACATCAAATATACCCTCTGGTACTTCTGGTAGTTTATTAATGTGCTGTCTTTCAACACTAAAGCCTACACCAGTACCGTGCATTAATATGAATAGACATTCATCGAAAGCCTTTGGATGGTCTACACTAAGGTAGGCACAGTTATATCCTGCTATGTTATTCTTATCTAGTGCAGGCCCTGCTGTCATCAACGCCCTCATACTGGGCATTACTTCTAAATTTAATACAGCGTCTTCAAGTAATTTACGAGTCTTAGGCTCAAGTGGTTGGTCTGTGTTCTCTTCTAAATGTTTTTCCATGAAGTCAAAGTAACGAGCGACAGTCTCTTCCCATGTCTCTCTTCTTTTCTTCTCTGGCAACCAACGAGCATACCTGCTTAGTGCTATAAAATTCTGGTAGTCATTCGGTAGTGTCTTCAATATAGTCTCCTCTCTTCTTTTGTTCTTTCTTCTTGTTCTTAATTACTTTAGTATGCCAAAGCCTACTGTGTCTTAGGGCATACTTCAGTTTGTTCTTTATAGGGTGTGGCTTAGTCTTCATTCCTCTTGAAGAGACCTTTAATGAAATAATATATAAAGGTAGCGTGGTAGCTTATTTTGAATACTAACCAGTAAAGTAGTGTTTTTTCTTTCAATTTGGCTTCCATATCTTACGTTTAAGCGTACTTCTCATAGTAAGCAAGGGTAAGGGTAGGGGTGTTTTTGCTTTCAATACTGTTCCTCAAAATCTTCCAGAAATCTGTCCTTCTTAGAAATCAGTCTGGCTTCAAAGGCATCCAATAATTCTTCCGGCTCTATTTCTAACTCATCGCAGATAAGACATACATCGTACCGAGATGCAATGTATGTCTTAAGTTCTGGAAGAAGTTTCAAAAGTTAGCTCCTTGTGTATCAACGAAATAATTGGTTATCTTACCAGACGGTACTGGCTTGGCAATCAGACTACCATAGCAGTCTTCCTTGAAACCACAAAACGCACAAGTCATGCAGAGTTTTTCTTTAGCTTCTGCCTTGCTGAATGTGGTAGCATTAGCCAGCCTCATCGGTGGTGTGTCAGATTCCATCTTATCTTTCAAGTCTACAATATAGGTATCAATATCCTCCTCAAGTTCCTGCTTGCACAGCTTGAGTGTTGACTTGTTCTTGTTGAACGCTAGGAAGTAGCCATCTTTCCTGTCCTCTGTCTTACCATAACCAGACAACTGCTTAATGTAACCAAAGGCATCATCTTTAATGCCATCTTCCGAAAACTTATTGTCAAATGACCAAGCACTGGCGGTCTTGATGTCAACCAGCTCACCATCTATGGTGCAGTCCTGTGAGCCATTGATGCCCTCAACAGTGTGTTTCTTCTGTTGGTCTTGAACATCGTGCCCTGCTAATTTAATCAATGCAACAAGCACTGCTTCCAGTACATGGCCTTGAAGAAAGGTAAGGTACACACTTCCTTCTAGCTCCTCCGGTGTGTACCCTTTCACAGCATACCACTGTGCCCTTTCACAACGCCCAATACTAGACATTCTCAATTCATTTTTATTCTCGTAAGGCTCGAAAGCATTTTTGATTGCTTCCTCTACCTCACGACCAGCCTGCATAGCTATGGTGCTTAAGTCACCAGAATAATCTTTAGACTTCATTACCTCATATACATCTGGCACAACTGTATTAATAGACTTACTATTTCCTAGTCTCATCTTTTACTCCCTTCTCATTATAATTCTTTATTAGACGGTCAAGATACCATTTAGCTTTCAGTAGGTCTTCGAGTCCGTTCTTGTGTTTGTACCGTGTGACATATTTTACCAGATTTCCTTCTAAGTAATTCATAGAATGAGAAATAATATAGTCGATTGTTTCTATTCCTTTTGTGTAGTAATCCGGATTGATTTTTTCAATCTCTGCCCTTCTCTCAAGTATTGTTTTTTTAGTGTGTTTCATTCCAGTTCCTCCCTATTTTATATGTTCCTGTTATTGGACAATTTAATTTATAGTATGATGTTGTTGCTTCCATAGCATCAATGATTAAATATCCTAGTGCTTCTGCATCCTCTGGTCTGCACTCAATCTGAATTTCATCGTGGATAACACCAAGCTGTTTGTACTCGAAGTCATCTGCAAGAATATGGAATATTTCCCACGCTCTCTTGGCTATGATTGCTCCTGCACTTTGCAATAGGAAGTTTAGGGCAGCGTGTTGGCTTCTAACCAGTACACGTCTACCATCAAGGGCCTTCAAGTATCCCTTGTCTGATGCCCTGCTCACAACTTCCCTTAGTTTCTTAAGGGCTGGTGTATTGTCAAGGAATTTAGCCTTGAGATTTCTACCATCCTTCAAAGTACCACCTACAATGCTACCAATCTTGGCATCACCTGCACCATAAAGGAAAGCATATATAAATGTCTTCGCCTCATCTCTAGTTTCCAGTCCTGTTGACCTCTGGTTTGCAGCGTGGATGTCACCGGACACAATCTCTTTAGTATATTTATCATCCTTCATATAGTGGGCCAGACATCTTAACTCCAGACCAGAGAGGTCAGCACCTAATAATACCTTGTCTTTCGGCACGGTGAATAGTGCTCTCATTTCAGAGCCATATTCCTTGCCGCTGGCAGTCACCTGCTGTAGATTAGGATTGCTGCTGGACATCCTGTGTGTCACCGTTCCCATTGTGTGTACTCTGGCGTGTATTCTGCCTGTATCCGGATTAAATTCATCCAGCCATGACTTCACTTGGCCCTGTCTCTTTTGTAACATTAGGTAACGTGCTATGAGTTTTGCTTCTGGTATGTCCACATCTTTGAGGGTAGACTCATCCACCTTTGGTAGTTTTGTCTCTGTAAAGACCTCCGGCTTCCATCCATAGTGCATGAGATGTCTACCTACCTGCTGTCTACTACCTAGATTTAGTTCCGGATACGCATAGTATCCGTAGTCACCATCATCATTGGTGTGGCATTGCAAGTCCACCTCCGCTTGGTATCCTTTAGTTCTGGTATGGTCTTTCTTGAATTTATTTTTTACCGGTTGCTTGCTTTTCCATACAGGCAATGGCTTGAATGTCTTGTGTACTTGTACTTCGGTCTTACGTAAATCCTCATTGATTTGCTGTAGTAAAGCTATAGCACCATGATTGTCAAACATCCATCCAGTCCTCTCTTGTAAAGAACATTGCTTCTTAGTAGCATACTCCAACTGCAAAGCGTCTTTACTCAATCCTTTCTGCAACATAAGTTTATATAATTTAGTGGTGACTTGGACATCCCTCTTACAATACTCCAGCATTTCGTCAGAGAATTTAGACCAGTCCGCATACTCACCTTTTTCAAACCCCATAATCTCACCCCAGTTTGCAAGGGAATGTCCTCCCTCTCTGCGTGGCTCATCCAACTGGCTCATTACCAATGTGTCCTCTATCTGTATAACATTATAATTACCATCATCAAAGACAACACCTAGTAATCTCTCTAAGACCGGAACATCAAATGCTATACCATTATGAAATACAAGAGTCATTGCTTCACTCTCTATGAATGGCTTGAATAGGTTAAGGGTATCACCATGAAATGTAATAATCTGATTGTCGTGCACATCCTGTAATGCTATGCACCAGACAACAGTAGGATTTAGACCATCCGTCTCTATGTCACAACTAAAAGTCCGCATTATTATCCTTACCCATATCCGGGTTGTGTCCTT